CTGCCCTGATAATGAAAGATGTGTAGATGGTAAGTGTGTTTCACGTACTGGCACTACAGGATGTAATAGTAATCTGGATTGTCCCGGAAAAGAAATTTGTACGAGTGGTATTTGTGTTAAATCTACTAATGGTGATAATAGGCAATTCATTATATTAATATCTGTTTCTGCTGTGGTAGTAATAGTAATTTTCGGATTTTTATTTTTCCTGTTGTCACTAAGTCGATCCAAGAAAAAAGACACATAAACACAAATATTTTTATAGAGGCGATCTCTATAAAAGTAATCTATCACGATGTAAAATAATGCACAGAACAACGCCTGAAGACCCACCTTTGATTGTTGCTTATTTCACAGACGGGTACTCCTTCCGTAACGTGCTTGGTTTCTTTCGTCAAACTTGCACGCGTGCCAATCTAATTTTTACCCCTGATGGAATTTCTATTAAAGAAGCAGATGCATCAGATACTATTCTTGCAGACTGTAAAATTAAAACTGATGATCTAACGGAATACCAATATAATGCTTATAACGATGATGGTGAACTTATCGAGGCATTAGCTTGTGGTTTTATTACATTAGAAATGCAGAAAGCTACAAAAATGGTTGGAAAGAAGGATGCAATCAAGCTTTATACTAAGAAAGAAGAGAATCCTAAAATTTATATTCAAGTAATTCATGCGGGATCAAAATCAGATAACGGACTTGGGTTGAGAATCGTGTCTATCCTAGAAGTGGAAGTAAATGACTTTGCAGATATCAAATATGAAAGAAAGACACCCAATGCACGGTCCGCTTCAACAGAATTTGCTAAGATATGTGCTGATTTCTCGTCATTAAAATGTACATTTACCAATGTTATTGGCTTTGAAGAAGGTATTATGTTCCAAGGAGTAGAATCGGGGACAGTGCGTGGTGTAGAAACCTATGGTAAAATCCATGATATGCGACCATTGATGGCGACAAGTAATAAATACTCTTTTGGAAGTAAAAATGGTATATCTTCCAAGCCTAAACTAAACATAGCTATGCCTGGAGAAATTTGTAGAGTATGTGTAAATGGTAAAACGATTCGTGCTATGACAAAATTCAACAATCTTTCTCCGACTGGTGTAATCAAATTCTTCTTAGAAGAAGGTAATCCACTAAAGATTGTTAGTCCTATCGGATGTTATGGAAAACTTATCCTATACATCAAAGACATAAAACTCGAATAATATTAATTTGTATGCTAGCATACAAATTATTCTGGAACTTGATATATTTTCTTGGATTCTTGTGAAACAATATTCTTTTCAAAATCACGTCTAGCTTCTTGTCGCATAGTCATAAGGTACTTAGCTCTATCCTCATGATTCATAAGAATTCTATCTTCAATAATCCATAATGGTTGTGTAAATAATTTTTCCATATCTTCAAGTTTCTGTTGAAGACTTCTTTTGTGATAATGTTCTAGTTTTTGTGTATTATAATCAAACAAACTCAGCTGAATAGCATCATACATATCTTGATCTTCAACGGTGACGTCCATTTGGAATTAATCAAGACATTATTATGTTGTTTATAGCAACCTTCAACCGTAAATATAATAAGAAATATAATATATTTCGTATACCTATTAGAAATATAGATCTCCAGAGTCTTCTCGATTATGTATAATGAGATAACTTGCGAATAACATACTCGTTGTTGTAGGGTTGAAATTCTCCATGGACTTGCTATTCTGTATAACATAGGTTTATAAACTTAATTCTTTGTTAGTTCAATATGTCTACGTATAAAAGATGAAGTCAAGAATAAAAATTTGAAATACTCGCACTTGTTTTCCAGATGACTCTATTAAATATCATTGCTTCAATAGATCCACGTAGATTTCTACAGAAAAACGAAACTTGCAGATTCCAATTTTTAGGAAAAGAAACGTGGATTTTAGAGAGTACGGAAGAATGTATGAGACTATACCGTGTGTCTAGTAAGGAATATCTAAATGGTATGGTAAATAAAATAAGTGTAGAGTTCCCACAATCTGCAGAAATTCTTTCTCTTATAGAAGAGTTGAGAAATGGATTTGATGCTGTTTTGGAGTGGAATGTGGATATTAGTGAAGAAAGATCTGTTAGATGTATTGTAGATGCTAAGAATGTGGATATTAAAAATGCTTCCCCAGATTTGACTATACGTTTAGATATTTCTACTTTGCAAGAACTACTAAAAGAAGAAATAAATCCACAACTGGCGTTTTTGAAAGGAAAAATCAAAATTACAGGGAATATAGCTTTGGCGTTGAAACTTATTTCTTTACGTGATATTATAGCTTCGGGTTTTGAAAAGGCACGTTTATAAGCAAATACTTATTTATATTAAATAAGTATAATTATTAGATTTATTTCACCAACAGTTGTCTTCTTTTACTTCCAAACATGTTTCTTGTTCGATGCTTTGCGTCAACCAATCTACTTTCACAACATATAATGGTTTTACTGACGTATCATAGTGTTGTAAACGTTCGATCAATTCCAGTTTTCGACCTGTCGTCTTGAGTCTTCTTTCTTTTAAATGAACCTTAAGATCACAGACTCTAAGCTTCTCATAATCTATTGATTTCTTTGTGAGTTGACATCTGCGTGCAGCTTCCTCTATAAGTCGCTTGAGTTGAACTGTAGACTTTTCAGCAACGATATGTGTAACTTGAGGTCCGTAGTTTTGATGGAAGACACCACCATATTTATGAATTATCGTCTCCAACTCTCTACGTTTGTCCTTTTCCCACGCATGTCCACAAATATAAAACACCTTGCCTTGAAAAAGATCAGAAACCGTTTCAACGCGAGATGTATCTGTGGGTAGCGTTAAAGGAGTATAGACTTTTGCCCTGCGAGGTGGAGAAGGTTTGGATCTCATACCGCTCTCTTTCATTTCTGGTGCTTCACGGATAAGATTCTGCAACCTTTCAAGCGTGATAATACCTTCAGGATCTTTGTCATAACGTATTTTTTCAATGCGTGGACAGCGAAAAGTTACACCTACAAGTCTCTTATCACAAGGAATGATTTGCATTGCCCGAACTTCCAACACCCGTGAATCTTCAGGATCAATCCACATGTCAGGAACATCTGAACCCGGGATTACATTCACGGGGCATTCAGCAACCCAATCGTCTTCGAGTTCTTCCAAAAGATAATCTCGTTCTCTTTCACTAAGTCCTGTAGCCACTTTTCCTACGGGATAGTATTCTGTACCATCGTTGTTTTGTACACCAACAAGATAACTGTATAACTTCCCGCCCGCTTTTACTCCTTCTCCATAATAGCCTCCCAATATCAATACGTCTAAATCAGAAGCGATATTAGACACAAAGTCAGGCTTGAGCTTCACCCAAGCCTTGTTATTTCGAACATTAGGAAGATAAGGACTTCGTGGATTTTTAACTACAACTCCTTCTTCTTTCGCAGCAGCAGCTTTTCGGAACAAGTACACAACTTCTTCGATCTTATTGCATTCGATATGTTTGACGATTTCTACATGCGTAGGAATTTCCGTGATGATGTTGTGCAATATCTCCTTACGCTCGTATAATGCGTGGTCTAGGAGATTGTTACTGTTATAATGTAATACATCGAATATTTTAAGGAAAAAGTGTTTGCTATCTTCCTTAATCCCCGCAGTTGCAACAGCTCGAGCTCCTCCAAAGGGTTCAATGGCGTGTTTTTCTTCATCCCATACTAAGAGTTCTCCGTCCAAAATACAGCTTTTAACTGTCTTATTTAGAGAACGTCTGACTTCTCGGATGAGATTGCTGTATAACGACGTGGAATCTTGCAGATACCTAGAGAAGATCCTAGTTTTCTTCTTTTGAATATGAATTAGGACACGCTCACCATCGTATTTAGTTTCTACAAAGTAAGGTGGATCCATAGTATTGGGAATATCCAGCGGTTTGCGCCGCGAGGATAGCATGGGTTGAAAAGGTATAAACAATTTCAATTCCATTGCCTCCTCAATGTTAAATGTTGGGTCTTCAATAGCTTTGCATACATGCTGCAAATCTGCTTGAAAGGCAAACAACTCTGAGCTTCTGGGACAAAAAGCTTCAAGTAAGACTGGCAAAGAAGTGCCGTATCTTAATTTCTTGAGAATGATTTTACACAGCCATTTCACTTCGCGTGCATGAAGTTTGGAAACAACTTGCCTAAAAACGCGCTTTTTACTATCCATGCCTTTATTCAACGCTAATTCATCCAAAAATGTATTCACATCTTGGAGAGTCCATCTCGACTTTGCTGTAGAGCGAGCTAATGCTAAACTATAGATGATAGCAGGTAGATTGCCTTCACCTTCTTTCCATTTTAGCAATCGCTTACCATCTTCGCTCTTCTCGGCAATACTATAGGTTTCTAAGATAATTGTTGCCAATGTTTTCTCTCGGATACCATACACCCGCTTAAGATCAGCTTCTGGGGCCATTAATCTCAATATAGGATAATAGTTTTTAGTTAGACCAACATATTGATCTACAAGCTTATGTAAGAGAACTTTCCTTGATTTAGCACTCTTGGATACACTCATACGTTCAAAAAGTTCGCATAAATGCAAAAAGGGTACCTTGTTGGAAATATCAATACTGCACATCGCCATGATATTATCAATCAATAACATCACGTAAAAAATCAATTTTTTGTTAACATAACATTACTTACCAGAACTACCAAAACCTCTCTTATCTTTCCGGGTTCGCTTAGAGAATTCACAATCAAGTAGATGATATTTTCCAGAGTCGGACCACATATTTGACCCTAACTTGTAGATGTTTACAAGTTAGTGATAATAAAATATACATTGTTAAATCTCAAGATTATTTTGTTGTTGGATACTTTTCTTTAGTATAAACACATTTATAGTGTTCTTGAGATCCATGATAATCTAAAAACATGGAAGAAAAACATTTTAGTGTACCAGCAGCAGTTGCAAAATCTCTGACGACTTTTCGTACTTCAGATTCTCCTCTTTCTTGTATAGTCCTATCAAGTATTGGGGAGTTATAGGTACATATAGAATGTTCCGGATTTTGTATACAACGAAGGAAAGGTTCCATAATTTTAGCTTATTAATATAGAAGAGAAAATCATTTTAAGCGGTGTTAGTGGAAAAAGTTAATGATAAAATGGCAAATATTAACTTTCCAGCTAAAATATTTGTTAGTATAACAAATATTCATATTCTCAGAGACCGAATAAGGGCTCCAGGTATCCTTAATAACTTTAGCACTTTTACTCTCTCACTATCTATGTGAGATATTGGTTAATTTTTAAGCCCTTGCTTCAGTCATTCTTGCTTGTAAAAATTGGATAAAAGGATTTGTTGTTGAAAAATAGGTTTGTATCTTACCCATTTTATCTTGAATACCAACCAATTCATAATGACCTGGAAGATATAACAATACCACAGAAGGACGATTTTTGTAATATAGATCATCATCATCACCTATAATGTAGACATCTTCTTTTTCAGAGTCTAAAATGTAGATGTCTTTACCGAGTTGATCTGAAATGAACTCATTATATTCATAACCTATAGCATTACTTGATCTAAGTCGCTTTTTCATTTCTTCAAAGGAATATTCAGGTACATCCTTACCAAATTCGTACAATTTGCCTCGACTTAATTTGTTATAAAACGACGGTCCAGTCGGATATAGAGGATTTACAGGTTCTCCTAAACGTTTAGCTAGCCCATCTCTCAAATTGCGTACAATAGTTCTTCTACTTACAGTTTTCCCATTTAAGGATTGGGTTCGATAGGGTACATAAATTGCATGGGCTAAAGCATGAAAATAACAATTGCCATCGCCAATAGTATCAATAGCTACCATTTTGAAATCTTCGAAGCCATGTTTTTCCCAATTCAGATCTCTAGCTATTCCTATATCTGGATCGCAATGCATCATTGTTTTTTTAACATTATGAAAGTTTTTAACATGGGAATATAGACTTGATATATTTAGGGTATAAATATATAAGGTTCTTAGGAGAGTATAATTTTCTGAATCATATCCGCAACAGCTTTTTGACTTTCCTTATCCTTAATTTTTTCGTAGATATTTTTAAGTGTGATCTTATCGTTTCGAACTCTTTCATCTTCAAGTAATAATCTAGCTATTTCAATTCCAGAGTCTTTGACATAATATAATGGTGGTTCGTAGGCGCCACCTCCCTGTTGTGTTGGATCAACTCTTGGATCCGCTAGTAACATTTTGACAATGTCCACGTTATATCCATGATATGGATGTTCTTTAGCTGCTTCGCGCATGGCCTTAAAGTCTCTATCTCGAGGATCTATCCTTCCATTCTCTAATAGTATCTGTACTATTTCTGGACGTCCAAATTCTATTGCATATATTAATGCATCATTTCTTGGATTCACTCTTGGGTCTTTAAGTAGAAGTCTTACTACATCAGCGTGCCCATTTTTACTGGCATATTCTATCGCTGCATTATTTACCGCCCCTGGATCTGCTCGCCCGTCTTTTAGTAATAGTTTAACAATATCAATATGACCATAAGAGCTAGCTCTTATTATAGCCTCACTAGCTTCACGTGAAGGATCAATGCGTTTATCTTTCATAAAGACTTTTACTGCTTGTAGATTCCCATATTTGATAGCAGTCATAAACGAGAATTGTAATTTATCTTTTGGTCCTTCATACTCCCCTAATTCTTCCTCTATAACCTCATCTAGATCATGATAAGCTGCAAAAGTAAGAGCTCGTAGGGGTTCTAGATATCCTGCTGCTATAATGAGATCTCTCTCACTCAGACAGCTTATATCCTTAGTTTCCTGTTCTTCAAACGCTTCTAAATCTTTTACATAGTCTTCGTAATCTATGTATCTGTACATGTAATCCAAAAACAATTGGACATTTGTACATTCCTTTTCATCATCGCGTGGAAAGTATTGGAATTCTGTATGAAGAGAAGCTTCCCTAGGTAATCGTTCTAAAAGTTTATCTTCTTTAGTAAGCACTTTACCCAGCTGTTCTATGTCTGCGATTTCTAAATCTTCAAAGAGTTCTTCATATGTTTCAGAAGGATTATGGGAAGATTCTAGAATATATACACGGTACGGCATTCTAAGCATTATATCCGTATCGTAAACGAGATAATTAGAGGCTTCAATATCTCGAGCAAAGCCATCTTCAGCATCACGTTTTTCTATGAAGTAAATCACACGTAAGAAATTATCTGAAGATGTTTCTGCTAACGCTTTTAATAACAACTTGCTCTGTTGTAAACTTAACGCTGAGAAGCCAGAGGGAGTATTAAAGGAAATAATTGTTGTAAATCGTTCTTCATCACCCTGAAACAATTTAACATCTTCAATTCGTCCTAAAGATCCAAAGTATTTATCCTCTGGATAGAAATATGAGGTAAATTGTTGTTGTGCATACCCATTTTCTAGCAAAGGCATATGGGTAGTCAGCGGTGTTACATTAGCTTCGAGGATAAAATTCTCGGGCCATTTTTCAGCTACATTTTGAACGAAACGTTTCGGCAGTTCATACATATCAAGACCATGTGGCATGTTGGTAAAATTTTTCAGCAGCATGGACATAATTTTACCTAAGCGTTTAGTTTCAAAGTCGTTTTTAAGTACATCTTTAAGATAAGCCATTCTTTCTGGAAGGAGTTTGAAATATGCTTCACCTACATAGATAACATTTTCTTCAGGTATTTCTCGAACATGATATTCATCAGCAAATTTCCAAAAATAAGGATCTGATACATGCTCGTTGATCTTTAATGCCACGTGAGTTCTTATAGCCATAGCATCTTCTGGTGATATACCATAAGCTTTTAAATTTACTTCGAATGCATCAAGATTCTCAATATATTTGGGCTTATCTGGTGCTCCTTCAAAAACACCACCAATTTCTTGGGTCAAATCTCTAAGGAATGTTCTAAAACTACTTAATAATTTATACCCATCATATTGAGAATACTTTACATAAAAATGGTGGATGATATCATTAATTACTTTCCATTCCGAATATGCATGCTCAAAAGAGAATCGATTACTTCCCGTCACGTCATATGATCCAAACGAATACATCAAGCTAAAATCTTTCTCAGCTTCGGTTAAGAAAGGTTCACGATCAGCACGATATACGGATTGACCAACAATACTTCTAGTTTCGCTTAACATACTTTCAAAATCAGTGAGATGTACTAAATACTCTTCTTGGGGTACAATTTTCTTTGGAGGTTGATACCCCTGAGAGAAAAGAATAGGAATTTCTGTGAATTCAACTTGTTCTTTAAGCTTCCGGGATCTAATGATAGGTATACCTATAAAACGAACCTCTGCAGTGGGAGATTGTCTACCCTTAGGTTTTAACGTTTCCTGAACTTCTGCTTTTCCTACAATAGAATCTTGAATGTATACCAAGGCTTTTCTACCATTACCAATCTTCACATCTTCTTGGGGTTCAAGTTCTAAAGTGGCATAACCTCTATCCTTGGTAGTTTGATGAAAGATAAGTTTGCCCGTTTTCATGGCGTAAAAGAAAGGATCAAACACTTCTTCTACAGTATCTCCATCCATGGTCATGAATACAATCTCCCCTTCATCGTCTAGATTCGTCGTGACCGTGTTTACTAAACGTCGAAGGGTGGATTTATTCTTCCAAAAGAAGGTCATACTTAACATCATAGATACTATATGTACACGCGTTCCGATAAATTCTTTAACCGCAGCAGTGATCACCTCAGTATCTTCACCACCAGCTTGGACAATTCTAACACGGTCTGTAAGACCGTTTTTCTCGATACGCCGTTCTAATTCTTTAATATGATCAGCATTGGGTTCCACAGCTACAATTTTGGTGAACCCTTGCCATTTACTCACGTCTCCTCCGCGACCACTTCCGATATCCAAGAGAAATTCTGCTCCTCGGTTTAATACAGATTGAAACAATTGTCTCTTAATACGACTGTGATATTTTCGCATCAGAGTAAAATTTTTTCCTGTGAGTACCTGCTGTGTGATAGGATTGTGAATATCGTTCCAATCATCAATAGCTATTTCAAGACGATTAGGTTTTTGTTTGTCTGGTCGAGGTAAAAGTGGTGTAAACATATGGCGGTCAAAATCCCACTTAAATTCAATGATAGAACCTGTAGGGTAATATTGAAGCATGGGATGATCAACATCTACCATAGTGCTAGCATCAAAAGGATTGTTTTTTGTACCTGTGAACGGAACATATTCAGCCATACCTTTCATAGCCAATAATTTAATAGTGCCATCTCGTTTCTTCTCAATACAGAAATCGATAGTTAATCTCTCGATTGGTTTCCATTTACATATATCTGCTTGTTTAACAAGGCTTCGTTCAGATAGTTTTAGCTTGTAGCCGCGTTCTCGCAGGAGTTCTCGGTTAGTTCGACGTATAGGATTGTATGCCGCCATTTCAGACATAAAAATAAACCCATCCTCAGCATATGGAAGAGCACCCTTTTCACCAAACATGCGTTGCATTGCTATATAAAACTCTTCAGGTGTAGCAATTTGCTTAAAAGCTTTGAAATGAATCATAAGTCGGTCATTATCGGCTACATCTTCGAGTCGGTTTACAGCTTCGTAAGCACGGTTCATTCGCTCAGAGTGAGGTAAATCTTGTATATCTTTGTTTCCATCAATCATCAATGCATCAAATACTAGAAACCAATACTTGGCTGAAGGAAAAAGACGCAGTTTTTTCCTATCACGCACGTCAAAGAAATGGAGGCCGGCAACATCTTCATTTATCCTTAGAGCATCATTCATTGATTTCCTATGTTGTGGATCGTTAGGTACAAGTTCTCCATCTAATAGGAGCCCATCCAAAGAATTGTCTTGATTTTCTCTAGTAAAACGATATACTAGATTAAATTCATGAGGAGGAAAAATCAACCAAATTCCTGTCTTATCAACAGCTAAGAACTTACGTTTTCCATCCGCTTTGTGAGTAACACTATAACGATTCTGCACTATTTTACCATTTTTTGACATTTCGTTACCGACTAATCCACCCCACACCATATCTCTATATTTGAGATTACGTGCTTGGGCAACCATATCAAAACGTAATGCGGATCCACGCTTTTCTCCAAGTTTATTATTAATGAAAGAAGCCAATGAACGTTTTTCATTCACTGTAAAGAGATTTACAGTATCATACAAATTTTGAAATACCTTTTCTAGTTCAACACTGAATGATACAATCCTCTTGCCAAGATTTCCACGACACCAATTTAACAACTCGATTTCAACTTCATACGAATCCTTATCTTTACACTCGTGTTTTGGACCATCTCCAGGATGAGCTTTTACAGTTGTCAGATCGATACGTATAAATTCTTCTATGAAGAAAGATGTACGATCTTTCACTCGAATATAACTATGACGAAAATCGACAATCGGGGCAATTTCAGTTTCAGCGCTAATAGAGATGCGAATCCCATAATCATAAAATTGCTGATTTCTTGTTTGCTCACGTCTACTTTGATTTCTGCGAGTCTTTCTAGAAGGAAAATCCTCTAATCTTTCTTTACGCTGCCAAATAACCTTTTCTGGCTTTCCTTCTTCAGAAATAACTTGTTTTCGAATGCTGCTATCTGTAATGTAATCTGTAATATGCTGCTGTTTACTTGGCAATTTACCAGCTAATTTTTGTTTTAAAGCATTAAATCTCTTAAATGGTACACTACTTTTAAATCCATCCTTAGTAAAATAACCAAATTTAGCTTCAAATTCGATCTGACCTTCGAGCACTGTTTGAGAACTAAGTATTTTACTGATGTATATCAAATTATCCTTAGATAACATCCCCTTACTTTTCATCATTTGCGGTGGTGCCATCCTATGTGGTACCTTCTGCGGTAACATCTTTAATTTTTGAATGAAAGTTTAAAATTTCTATCAAAACGATAACTTTTCAATTCTTCTTTATTAGGATTTTTGCATTTATACAAATGCAAAAATAGCTAAAGAAAAGAAATGGTTAGGAAAAATGGATTCTGGTAAACCGTCCCCTGAAGAACGTTTTCATACCAATCTTGTCGGGTTAGGCGAACTTATATTTGATCTTGTAACAGAAGTAGATGCAAAGGGTCACAATATTATAAATCCAGAGGTTGTGAAGCTGGCAGTATGTTTATTATATAAATTAGATCATGTTACTGTCATCAATACTTTTATTTCAGGGTCTAACAAATTGTACAAAAATGGACATCCCATACCTTTTGAAGAACATTGCTGGACAAAAATTAAAGCACGGGATCGTAGTTTCTTCTTAGATAATGCAGGTGTAATATTTCACGGATTACCATGTGATCGAATAGATGCCTTCAGTAGAATGTTTTCAATAACTGATGCAGATGGAAATCCTGTAGTTGCAAAAGAAGATGAAAACGAAATTTGGGAGTATTTTGAAAGTCTTGTGAAAATTGCTATTAAATATATCCATTTCAAAAGACAGCCTCAGCTTGTTCGTCGAGAAATGGAGGAAATACGGAGATATAAGGCTAACAACTTTTTGGAAAATGTTGATCTATCACAACATGCTAAACATTGGGATCTAACTCTTGAATTTCCAGAATATTAACTACCCAAATCTTAATACTATACATCTATAATATAGATGTATAATTATATATTGTTATCATTCTCTGTACATTGGTCCCCGTCTTCTTCTTCCCCCCTTATCTTTTTCACTTTGAGAGGCGCTAGGTGTAGATGACATATTGCTGTTATTGCCAAGCATGCTAGTAATACCACCAATTAAAGATGCTAGATCAAATCCTGATCCTAGTGACGCTGAAGGATCAGTATCTGGACTCATGTTATTACCATTGTTATTGACAACGCCTCCAACAATTGTATCTATAAGTGCCTGTGATACATTTTCGCCACCGACATATTTTGCTAACCATTTCATAGCAATGAAGAGTACCATGTTAAACAGGGATAGAAATACAATTCTATATTCCACAGGCCATTCTGAACCTCCTGGAACGTACCATTTCTCTCCAAGCTTAATAAGTAAGTCTTCATAGCGAGACATAGAATTTAATTGTGCCATAGTAAAGCCATTAGCTGGAAGACCTAGAAGTTTGGTAGCTATGAATTCTAATATCAAAAAGTACAGCAAAAGATAATTTCTATAACTGTCAGCCGCACCAGAAATATGTATATGTCGAATATATCGCTCATATCGCAGATGAATCATTTCTAGTGGCTCTTCAGGATCCAAATCTGGAATAGAATAATCTCTAAAACCTTTTCTCAACAATCCAAACTTAATCCTAAATTCTTCTCTCCATTGCTTACGTTCTTCTTCAGGCATAGATGCATAATCCGGTATTTCAGGAACGTTCAAAACTGGACCCAGAAAAGGTGGAATTGTAGATTTATACTTTTTAACTCTAGGCTGACGTTTCTTCTTCCGTTTCTTATGAACCTTGGGTACTCTTTCAGGTTTATCTTCAGGATCTTTTCCTTTTTCTTCAGGTGGGAAATCAGTATTGTATTCTATTTCTTCCACAGTAGCTTTCTCATCGTCTTCATCTTCTATGACATCTTCTATTTTACTTTCTGTTTCTACATCTTCATCTTCTATGACATCTTCTATTTTACTTTCTGTTTCTACATCTTCATCTTCTATGACATCTTCTATTTTACTTTCTGATTCTATATCTTCATCTTCTACGACATCTTCTATTTTACTTTCTGATTCTACATCTTCTACATTATCGTTTATATCTTCGTCTGTTTCTTTGTCATTCTCTTCCTCTTCTTTTTCTTCTTCATCATTAATAACCACTTCTCCTCCGATTTCTTCCACATCTTTAATAACTACATCTTCTTCTTCGTTCAAATTTTCCAAACTTTTAACGCTTGGTAATGAGGGAAGAGGAACTGGAGAAGGAGTTAAATGCATTGGTGGCGAAGGTTGTCTTCTTGGTGGTGAAGGTTGTCTTCTTGGCGGTGAAGGTTGTCTTCTTGGTGGTGAAGGTTGTCTTCTTGGTGGTGAAGGTTGTCTTCTTGGTGGTGAAGGTTGTCTTCTTGTTGGAGGTTGTCTTCTTGGGGAAGGAGTTGATGTGATAGGTGGAACATAGGAACTTACAGATCCTTGAACATTACTAAGCGCTGGCGTTTCTGAAGGAATAAAAGTCGTGGGAGAAGCTGGAGAAATATAAGTTGGACGAGGGGATCGATCGCTTAATCTTGAAGGTGTTCTTTGAGTTCTTGGTGAACGATCTCCTGGAACAGCTTCTCTTGGAGAAGCTGGTCTCATCATAGGTGATGGTATAATAATAGGCGTAATACTCTTACGATCCACCTGAGAACCATTTACAATCACTGGTGTTCCATCTCGAGGACTTAAAGGTCTTGGTCTTCTAGACCTAGGACTCGTCGCCATCCCGTTACTTCTTGCTGAAACATTTCTTCCTGGTCTTTTACTCTTTCGTAACGTGGAATATCTTGTGTCAGCAGGTATAGTATCAAGAACTGGTGGAACAAGCCTATCTTGATCTTCATTCGTTGATGACTCCATAGATTTAATTACGTTTTTAGAAGTTTTAAGTTGAGGAAAATTCTCTCAAAGTCTTTTTGCAGAGAATTTTATTTAAGACAATTGAGAAATGCATTTCTAAGATAAAATTACAAAAAAAATAAGATTACAGAAAATTTTTTTTTTCTTTTATGAAAAATGGCTGATCGATCGGTTTATACAATTTCTTCTGGAATGAAAAATAGAATAGAAAATTCAAAGAATTTTTATCCTGGTAATAAAATGGACAAGCAAGGTTGCGAAGTTAGTCGCGTTCGAGTGTGCAAGCCGCTTACAGAATGTCATGAAGTTGTTACTACAAAACATGTAGAGAAGGTTCCTTGTGAACCTTGTGATCCTTGCGAAATGCATCACGATCATCACGATCATCACCACCACGGTTATTCTTCCATCGGGTGGGCCGTGCTGTGGTTTATTATCATTGCCGTGATTGTGTGGCTTATTATCTTCTCTCTCAAGCCTGCCTGGGCTCTGAATGAGGATGGAGATGTTGATACCGGAAAGGTTCTATTGGCTTCTATTGTGATTGCTCTGATCATCGTCATTATCATCTGGATCATCTATGCTGCCTGCCGTGGTGGATTCCGCTAAACAATTCTCATCTTAAAAGTTTGAGATTTCTGATTATCTATAAGTTAACTTATAGATATTATTTAGGATTCATCCTTACGTTTCTGCTGAATATATTCCTTCCATTTATCCTTCGTTTCTTTGATAATCTCACACTCCTTCAACATTTGTTGCCGGATGTCTTCGCGTTTTAAAGTATCGCGAACCTCTTGAGATAGATCTGTATGTTTGAAGATATTAAGAGACAAAATGATGGGGAAGGCGTAAATTTTAAAATGGTTATAATCAAACGGCTCTTCTTTCTTATCCAAATTATTAACACGATATTCTAAAGCTTCAAACGTTGTCAAATTATCTTTATTTCGAACGGTTTTGAGTTTTCCTTCATCGTCTAAAGTATTAATATAACATGTTGGATAGTCTTTATTACCAAAACTATCGCTCATAGCCTTATTAGGACGTAACATTGTTTTATCTGCTTCATCCTGAAGATCATTCACATAAATTGAGATATACCATAGTAATTGGAAGCTGTTACGAAGACCATACCCACGTTGAATGCATGGCAGTTGTTCCAATAATTTGGGGGAGGATGTATCTTTTGGTACAATGTTACCTAAGTCTATATTGAGCAAGAATTGACGAATAGCATCCGCGACAACAACTGGTGTATAAGCACCCGAAAAATCTGAAGGTTTCGTTTTACGTTTTCTTTTGCCTGCTTGTTTAAATTTCTTCGGTAAAGTCTTACGTATTTCAGTTATTAGCTCAGCACGTTTTTGTTTCAGCTGTTTCTTAGATATATCTACGCGATCACCATCTTCTAATTCTAACTGAAGTACAGATCCAGGAGGCATATTTTTAGGTAAAATTTCATATAAATTTAACAATCCATCTACACGGTCTGCGAGAGTTTGTGAATAATCCTCATATTCTTGGTACTTGGACATTTTTCTTTTTCTTGCAGCTATTTAGATTATTTTCTATCAAATTCAAATGTCTCTCCGATCAAATATCTTAAATACATTTCGTGGATTTTAAAACAATGACATCTGTAGCAAAGTTGGAACTTAACTCGATTACGGATTTTCAGAAAGAAATCCATGAGTCCAAGATGATTAAAAATAGTGCGGGTGAAGACGTACTAGAGGAAATATCTTCCATTTTTTACCGCGAATTTCAGAAATCTACTTGGTATACACGTATTCATACTAAAATGCCGTGTACAGTAATGGACGACGATACATATGTTTTTAGAGCAAATACAACCTTTCATTACTTAATGTATTCCTACATCGCACAACAATATCCATATGTGAGTGTGAAACCAGAATTTAGAGGTCAATATAAGATTTGCTGGCCTCACAATCTTGCGATTAATACTATTAATTATGGCAGATTCGAGGTAGATGACACGCCTTACAATTCCTTGGACAACGTGTGGTTGGATAAGTATTTTGAACATTTCATGAAACCAGGATTTAGAGAGCATCATAACATGTGTGTAGGAAACGTTCCTCTTTTGGAAGAATGGAGTGATGTACTTCGTCCTTATAAAACATCGCTTCACCAACCGTGGTTCTATTCCCAAGATCCTGGATTGGCTTTTCCTCTGTATTTCTGCAGCAAAGATACTAGCGTATCCCATGTATATGAGATGAAAACCTTTGTCTCTGATTTACTTCGGATGGTACGTTGTGTGGAAAAGAATGGTGAAAAGGTATGGGTAGAAATGAAGGACGTAGATTTCTCTGTTTTAGATGGAGTTACTGAGAGAACAGCTCTTAAAAAGCCAGAAATGTGGGCAGCTTACGCTTATGTTACTAAGAATGAGATTGAGTGGAATACCAAATGTAATGACTCACAGCAAAAAGTGTTTTATATCAACGACGTTGTTGCCTGCGATCAAACCAATACGGAAACATATGGTAAATCTGTAGAGGTAGATTTGTTTTGTGAAACACCATGCAAGTCTATATTTTGGGCAGCTGAAAATATGGATGCAAGGAAAAAGCGAAATTTCTCGAATTACACCACAGATTCCACAGATATTTATCGGGGTTGGAACCCAATTGAGCATGTCAGTCTCAAATATGGTAAGAATCCCCGAATTAAACAAATGGAAACCTATCACTTTTCTCGGATGCAACCATGGTATCACTTTCCTTCGCCTCCAAACGTTGCTGGACATAATGTGTACACTTTAGCAGAAGATCCCGTGTCCATGGATGCAGAGGTAGGTCTTGTACTATCCAAACTTAAAGCTAAAATGTTCTTTAAACTTAAAAATCCGGAACACTTTCAAGAAAGTAAGTCATTCTGTGATCTAGAAAGCGAAACTACAGCAGATGAGGATGAATATATTGACAGCCATGTGAGTTACATAGACGATAATTCCGAGCCAAAATATATTAGTCCCAATTTTAGAATGCGAGTGAGGTTACTAATTACAAAGAAGATGGTTATAGAGAAAAAGGGAGATAAATATGAGTTCTCTATCTAAATAATTTGTTTACAATAGTAATTGTAAAAAAATACTATTGTAAAAAATTATAATGATTAGAACTGTAGAATAAATTGACAAGCTTATTTGTATCATTAATAATCTACAACATGGGTTTCACAACCTTGTTACAGTCTGGATCAGGATGTAGGCGGGGGATAATGAATAATGCAAAAGATGTGTTTAAAACCTTTCTTGAATGTCTTTGCTGAATAATATGTATTGTATATCATCACCTATGATGATATATTTATTTACAAGAGTTCCAACATAGCCGCATATCTTGGAGTACCCCTAGTATTGTATTGGAGTATTCTGAGATATGTTGATGGTTCTTTCCTTCGAAAAGAACCGGAAATGATAGGTATATCTCTGTATTGAACTACCGTTCTGTTGTCTTCCATTATAATAAGTCCCGTTATGAGGTTCCCATAAATAATATGGGGATAATTGGCTTCCGTTGGTGGTGTGCGCCACCCACTATTTCTTTTTTCGGTTTGCCACAATCTTCCTACATTTAATGCTCTTTCTTTAGACCCGCCAATTACATTTTGGATGTAATAAATTTTCTTATCAACAATATCCTGAAATATAAAGGGTTCGGTACTCAGAGACAATGCAGGTGTAATTTCTCTATGTATCTTATGCATTTGAGCACTTGTAGTGATAGAATCCAACCATTTCTTTACCTCACTTCGACCTATAAATACAGATACAAAGTCTTGTGGCACAAAATCTTTGGAAGAAGTGTAGTAATTTTCGATGGTTTTTGGACGTCGTAAAAGATTGGGTTGCACATCTTCTAAACCATAAAGCAATTTTACTTTTCTTTGTAACCATTCTACCATCTTTTCACCAAATCCTGCGGTTCTTTTCCCTGTTAGTTCATCTACATAAGTTCTGTTATAAAATAAGATATGTCCATCTCGAAATAGAGTTCCTCCAGGCAAATTATCTTCTTCGAGGTCTTCAAGATAGTATTGTTCTTGTTCTTCTAAATCTTTTATACCTTCTTCTACAGTAACAACCTCTTTTTCATCTGGGAAAGTACGATTGATACCATTTAGATTATAATAAAATGCACTATCCCCTTCGTAGTCATTATCATAGTCGACGTAGGTCTCGATAAAGTTTATAAAAGTACTTGAAGGTTCTGCATCTTCTTCGACCATCTTCTCAATTAAGGATCGATGCGGTTCAACATCAAAATTAACACGTCTTTGCAAAAAGTTGATCAACGTGTCTTCAATCTCAGCAGTTTCCTTAAATTCTATATATAAGTCCCATAGAAATTGCAACTTCTCCCTTTCAGAACGGTAAACAATATATAACCACCAGAATATTTGCTGAATATAATTCAGGTCTTTCTTCATCTTATCTAATCTAAATACCGATTCATCTTCTGTAGTTTCAAATGGATTACCATCTCCTACCGGAAGGGCAAGAAGGTCTCTGTCTTGTGTTAAATCAGTTGGAATATATACTTTCGTTCCGGTGCCAAACCACAATCCAGTCAAATAACCATCAGGATTTTTTGTCATAGATACCGGTTTGCCAAAGATCCTTGTAGCTGTTTCTGGTTTACATCTTGGAAAAACTTCAACATCATCTTCATAAAATTGTGTAGGATCATCACAAGAAGCTAAACGTTCCTTGGTAGTTAAAGGCAGATTTACAGGCTGTGACGGATCAAAAAGCATCGTTACACCTTGCCCATCAACACTTGAAAACACCAAACCTCTCAACTTGCCATAATCATCCAAAATTTGATAACGGCCCTGGTGATCAATCAATGCTGAATAATCTGGTTCGGAGTATTTTTGGGTAGCCTTGAGATAAGTATTTTGATGTACTTCCAAAGTGTTAGCTTTGGTAATTTTCCAGGTGAATATTCTTGCAGTTTGTTGTAAAACGTCGTAATTGATTCTTCCCATCTCTTCTTTAAATACCATTACTGGTTTCGCACCCTTGATGTCTTCAATAATCAACTCGGATTGAGGATACTCAAGTACATCCGTTTCGCTGCCACTATTTTTCAAAATAAGAATTGTGGGGCGATCGCGATAAGGTTGTGTGTGAAAAATTTTGTGTCGTGGAAGAACCATTTTGCCTTGCTTGGCTTTTTTACCATCCTTTCCTGTGGTATATCCGTAAACATAGATATTGATATTGAAAACAACTTCTAATGCGCGATAGAAAACAGAAGGATCTAAGAAGCTGGTAACATCACATAACATAGCCCAAATCTCACTCAACGTCCGATCATACAGTTCTTGCTTAAGTAACCCTGGATAGATCTTTGTAGCGATGTATTTTCGAACACGGCGAACGTAGGCTTCCTTTTGTTCAGTACCTACTTTCTTGTAATATTCCGGGTCCCCAAGAGCCAACAATACACTATGTAGTAAAGAATTAGGACTAATAGGCACTCCATATCTTAAAAATACGCTTTTGGATATTTTACTTGGATATTGGTTGAGAATTGCGTTGATCTCACCCTTTTCATCTAATTGTCCTTTATGTCCTGGCTTAAGGATTTTGTTAGTCACAAGAATGTTTTCTACTTTCTGACGTGTTCTTTCCTCTTTGAATCCCAAGTAATATTTTTGGTATCTAGTGACCTTACCGCTAATTGCTTGGCTAGTTTTCAGCGTATCAAAGCATTTAGGAACGTATGGATATTGGTCCCTTGTTTCGTTAGGATTATCTTTCAAACCAATGAATGGAGATTTATCTAGGGGACACGCAACCCAAGCTTCTGGGTCATTAACTTTACCTTCAATCTCTTCAAGTAATCTCCATTCTAAAATTCCTGAAGGCCTTTGCACTAAATACATTACCTGATCATTGTGAAAGGCAACCAACACTACAGTACCGTAAGCGGTAGGTTCTGGTTTTGGGAAAGGTAGAACTTCTTTGTGATAAGTAAGACTTCGATTGATAAACGTTTGACGAACCCATTCATCTATATCTTTTTTGAGTATAGCTTTGGGTTGACTTGTTCGTTGAACTCCACGCTTAAAACCGTATTTAGTCAACTCTGGTAAAATTTTGTTGAGATCAATCAACATTTCTCGTTCTTCGGGTTCGTCCAAGGTAGGTGGTTGGGGGAACAAAATACGCTGTTCTTTTACAGTCATATACTGACTATAATACTCTATTATCTCCGGTTTATTATTCATATAAATGGGCAGGAGATGAGTAAATGTATTCAAGAATTCTTCTATAGCTTTAGTATCAGCAGTTCTGCTAATATTCAGTACTATATACGGTGTTTCTGCTGGCATAGGTTGACGTTTTGTGACATTCTCAATATAATCATAAACATCATATACTTCGCCTAAACCCGAGTATTCTTGAGTTATAGCAGCGCTTAAACCTCGTTTTGTGACATAAGGAGATTGTTTCACAATATCTGGAACGTTAGGGTTATCTATAGGATATGGAGCGTAACGTACACGCAGCTGATTTTGCAAAGCTTGAGGATGTGTAAACTCCTCAATATATAAATACCATCTTAATAGATTGTTAAAGGCAATGTCGTAAGTAAAAGTAGTGTTATCAATGTCTGGTCCATAAATAAAGATTTCTGCCTTAACGCTCTCTTCTACACGATCATCAAATAGAAGTGATGGACCTTCTACATCGTTTGGTGAAAGTGCATTGTATACAGCCTTTAAAATGACCCATTCACTTACTGTTGTAGCGCCGTAAGTATCAATATCTTCACCTGCTTCACCTAGAGATTCGAGATAACGCGCCATCGAATCCTCCAGATCTTTTACGTGTGGAACATCAAAACTTAGGTTTGGTTCCACACCTTCTTTGTGACTCAATGAAAGAACTACAGTAATAAAGGCAGAAGCCGGGGACATATGCATAGGTATAATTCTTGTCTCATTGGGATGATGGAACCACACCTTCATATTGATAGTGTCAACTTCAGTGGTTTCTTCGGGAGGGATCATGATATTCTTGTAATTAGGTTCTCTATCGACAGTTTCTCCACGGAAAATCTTGTAATAACTCTTTTCAGCACCCTTTTCGAGAGTATTATACTGAATAAACGGTACATCCTCTGAAAGACGAGAATTATTAAAGAATGAAAATCCATCTTCCCTTGATATGGGTCTAACATAGGTTATTAGACCTTCTTCTTCAACAGTTTCTGAAAGATAAGCTTTGTAGATAATATGTTCAGACTTCTTATAAATAGGAGAACGAGAGTATGGCTTGTCAACCAAGGCTAAAATTTGTCCCTGAATGTCATTGATATTTTCCGCAATTTCCTTCATAGTCTTCATCTCTGTAGATGACGTTTCGCGCAGTTCTCTCAGTTCTTTAAACTGAGAGAAAACACTTTTAACTGCCCTAGGAGACGGTGATTTAAAGAATTTCACACCATCTTCCACATCATATAAATCTCCACCATCAACACCAGGAATATTTCCACGGTCTGAAACGGATACATAAAGTTTGATAACTTCCAAAACCGCATCTAAAAACTCTTGATCATCCATATACCCCTTATAGTTCCTTCTACGATCCACCATTTCCGCGTAGTCTATAATTTGAGGAGCTTTAAGTTGCAAATAGACCCATGCCAAGTAATAAGGAAATTGATTGGACATTTTTAAGCCTTCGAACTCTTGATACAATTCTTCCAACGTAATATCGCTGTTTTGATCTAGTTTTCGATTGATAAAATCATAGATCGATTCTATAACTGTATATCCTGTGCCGCTAATATCATCATCTTCTACTGTCCTGGGACGTAAAATAAACAATTCAATGGGTAGTCCAGATTCGTAGGCGGTTTTATAAAGAAGTGTCAGTTCTGTATCGAAAATTGGATATTCCATTTAAAGTTCTTTAGAATATTTTGTGACTGAGGTTCATCACATTAAATCATTTTT